GCACCAATACCGTTGACTTCATCGATGATTACTTTACCAAAGGTGTATCCAGATCCACCAGATGTAACAGTAGCAGAAGCAATACGACCACCATCTACAACTAATGAAACCCTACCACCTACACCGTCACCTTTAATAGGACAGTTTTCATAGGTACCATTGTTATAACCACTACCAGATGATCCGATAATGATAGTATCAATCTCTCCACCAATAGCGTCTGCTACAACAGCAGTATCTTCAAGTACAGGCATGTACTCGTTGGAGAAGAATTTTAAGACTTGACCAACAGGGATCGTGTACATATACTTCCAACGGTAGCCATCAGCAGTTGTGATAACTGAGGTGGACGTTCCTGTAGGTTCAACAGTAGAAGGTTTACCGTTAGGATCAGAAGGAGATGTCCCGTTGTAAATGCATTTATAAGTCTGATACGACGAGTTAACAACGTAGAAATCAGAGTCGTAAAGTTTAGTCGCACCCGATGATGCAGTTTTAGTCGAGGAGTAATCATGACGATACATATCATAAACGTAACCCAATCCACCAGTAGTTTGCTCTGGGGGAATCCAGTCGGTACGTCTGACCACCTGAATAGTGTCATTAGCTAACACTCTCTTCAGAGAGATCATATCCGAATAGTCATCCGAAAATTCTTGGAATGAATCTACTGGGTCTGGAGGTGCATTCTCATTATCCCACGGTTGTGGTCTGCCTATGAACACATAAAGGCGATCCCTAGCACTACCTGCCAACAGGTCAGACTGAGTAGGATCTGGTCCTTCAAGTGACTTCCTAAACCTTTCGGCAGTAAAGATTCTAAATTGGTCGGTAAGTAACGCCATTGTACATGAATTGCCTTAGTTCTATTTATGTGGGTTATTCGTCTTCATTTCTCACAGCCGTTGTATACTCCACGGAGAATATCTTGGCTTGAGCACCAGAGGTGCTTCCCTGTAGTGTTTCACCCACTGTCCAATAATATGTTGGATCATTAATAACAATATCTTTAACCAACAAGGTATAAAAATCTTCGCTAGTACCAATTGTTGGTCCTAACATTATAGAAGTGTTAGTAGCACTGAGTCCAGAAGTTTGTCCAGTAACTGTCTCTGTTGCCGTAAATACAGCAGCATTAGTATATTCAACTATGATTGTTGCAGTTGCAGAATGAGAGTCTCCATCACCTAGAGCACCAGCAGATGAAACAGTTGCAACTAAAGGTGTATTATTACCATCATATATCTGAGTACCTACTTGGAATAGAGTAGTATTTTGACCACCCAAAGTTTCCTCTATACCATATTTAGACGATGCGATACCACCATCTAGATTAATCTGATTTTCAAACTCGGTATTAGTATTAATAAGATCAATAATTCCATCACCAACACCATCTAATTCATCATCATCCTCGAATTTTCTATCAAGAATAAGACCTAATGGATCAGTGAAAATAACAATATCATTACCAAGAGATTCAAGTAATGTGTGAGGCTCTACACCTGTGCCAGTGGCACCAGCAGTACCAGCCACAAATGCTATGATCTTGGATTTTTCATTAGATCTACCACCATCAATGAATGCTAATTCATCAACCTCAAAGGTTAGATATAGTGCCCTATTTGCTCTATCCCAATCATATACGATAGCAACTCTGTTATTAGATGACTCAACAACCCTTCTGATTTTATCAGTAACTTGGAAATCATAATTTGTTAGACCAGTATTAGGATCATCTTGTAAAACATCTAAAATGACCTTCTGGTCAAATCGGAAGTTAACTCCTCTATCACAACCAGTAAATGAATCATAATCATCACCATCAGACCTAGCAGTCTTACCAGTATATCTAACTATTTCTCTACCTAATAATACTTTACCCGATCCTGCATATGGATCAGTTGTCTCAACATATATTGTACCACCAGAGGAGGTAATATTAGTTGTTAATCCAGTTAGATTATATACAGCAGAGTTTAGAGACTGTCTATTTCTCGCTTCTCGGATTAAGTTAGTATCTCTAGTAAAGATAATTTCTGGTGGGGTAGTATAACCACCTCCTCCAGTCAATAGATCTATATTAGTAATCTTACCAAGATCTATAAATGCTTCAGCAGAAGCACCTGATCCACCACCTTTAATAATTTGTATTAAGGGAGGCTCTTCAAAGAATTCACCTTGGTTAGTTAATGTAATAGAAGAAACTTCACCAAACTGATTGACATTAGCAACACCAGTAGCACCAGCACCACCTCCACCAGAGATGATAATATTTACATCTTCTTCCGTGTAATTTCTACCCTGTTGCTCAATAGCAAGACCTGTGACAAGACCTGTCACGGGCACCAATTCTGATCCAGATCCACCACCACCTACAATCTCAGCATTAGCATCAAAGTATTGATCACCTGGTACCGTTACCTGTATGAAATCTAGAGATCCATCTGGTTTAAGGAATACATTACCATCAGCAGCACCATCACTAGAATCATCTTCTATCTTAAGACGTAACGGGTCATATCCTTCGCCTGGATCAATAACTTCTACAGCAGTTATGACACCGCCATCTCCTTCAACTACTGCTCTTAAAACAGCGTCTCTAATGGGTGTGCCACAATTACCAATTCTCAATCTTGGTGGATCAGCAGGATCATATCCCTCACCACCATTAATAACATAAACATCCCTCACTCCAAATATACTATTGAAAATTGGAAAGATTTCGGCACCGCTACCTGGGACTGTTCTTGTCATATTATACTACCGTTAAGTTTCCAACCATTGCAGCATGTAGAGTGCACTGGTAGACATAAGTTGTACCAGCAGCAAGAGACATTGGGACTGTCCAAAATTGGACTCCCTCTTGATTGCCACTAACACCATCAGTTACACTACTACCACCAGATGTTTGCCTTAAGGCAAATGGGTGAGCACTTCCAGTCTCATTATCAAATCTATATGTAAATCCTCTATAGACATAAATCGTTGGGTTATCTGTAGAGGTATTAACTCCACCACCAGAGATTCTATATGCAGATGATCCGTTAGAAACAATAGCAAATCCTATTGTAGGTGACGTTGTACAATCCCAAGAAAGTCCATTAAATATAAGATTATGATTCTCTTGAGGTGATGTTGCTGTATACATTGCTGCATTTAAAGTCAATGTATTTGATGAAGCAACACTGGTAAGACCAGTACCACCAGCAATATTTAATGTTGATGTTGATAGTGCAGCAGTTGTTGTTCCAGTGTCTCCTGTTATTGTCCTATAGACAACTTGAGTTACATTAGGTGAGTCATTTGTAATCGTAAGATTATCTCCACTGACAGCAGTACTAATACCAGTCCCACCAATGAGGTTAATAGTAGTAATTGCACTATCTGCGGTTTTGTTTCCTGAGTCACTTCCTATTACACCGTATGCATTCTGGTTAACATCTCCAAGAGTACCTGTCATATTAACTGTGACAGTATCTCCAGTAATTGCTGTGGCAATATTTGTGCCACCTGCAATAATTAATGTGTCTGTTGCAGCAGATGCCGTTGTAGTGCCAGTATCAGCAGTAACAGTCTCAAATAAATTTTGAGTAGTGCCTCCACCACCGCCACCACCTGAATCATCGTTAGCAGGCTCCCATTTACTACTAACGTCATTCCATTTTATTACTTGTCCGTCTGAAGGTCCACCTCCAACGGTCATATCTACGTCTCCTAGGAGACCTAAACTACTACTCTCACTTATTAATGGTTCCCATACACCACTGTGTGCAAAGTATCCTTTACCTGTACCATGTACATGGGCAAACATACCATGATGAGTAGATGCATCTGGCAAAGAAGCAGCATCTGCGAAATGATTAGACCACTTTAACTTACCATCAGCACCATCGATGTATGTTAGAGCAGATCCTGTGCTACCAGCCCAGAATTTGATATCTCCAGTACCATGTGGTTGTACAACTATATCCCCATCACTAGCTGATATAATTTTATGTCCATTAACATCTACATCACCAGTGAAACTATCAAAATTTCCCTCAGCAAACTGAGCACCATTCCATTTGAGTAGTTGTCCTGTGCTAGGAGTGCCTACGTTTACTTGTAGATTAGTATTGTTACCAAGATTAGTGTAGATCTCATCAATGACGCTATTCAGTTTGATAGCACCATCTCTCAGACTGTCTCCAGTCCCGTCGTTTGCCGACGATCCAATTGCTAGGGTTTGCTTTGCCATGATAGTAGTCTTTACAGTGTTATTTAGGTGCCATCATAAGTTTGTAGTGTAGAGTCAAGAGTAGACTGAGTACTATCGAATCTATTTGCAGTGCTACCACCACTACCACTACCAGTAACGGTCAATGTTGCTGCTTGTGAATCCAATGGTGAGTTCTCTGCGGCTGCTGGTGCTCCAATAGGTCCAGATATACGACAACGATACCTATACCCAGTCATATATGTCAATGCAGTCACTGAATATACGTTAGTTGTTGCTCCAGTTATAGCAGCAAACGCAAATCCACCATCTGTAGATCTATACCACTGGAATGCCACTGGTCCGTCCTCTGGACTGACAAGTTTCTGGACAGTAAAGGTAGCAGTCTGACCAGCATTGATTGTTGCATTCTGCGGTTGTAATGCGAATGACAATATAGGTAAAGGACCGCCTCCACCACCATCTCCACCACCACCTTGAGAGACATTCTCCTGTGTGTAGTTAGTATCAATGGTTTCTCTAGTTGTGAGTCCTATAATATATGGGAATTTTGTGTTATCTACGTTATTCTCATCAACAGTTAAGAAATAAGCATAGGTACCATCTTGATACTCAGGTGTAATAGCATATCTACCATTATGCTCATCTAAATCACCAGTACCTTCAACGTATTCATAGTCCTCCATCAGAGTACCAGCAGGAGGATTGTCGGTAGTAGACCCATAATCAGGTCTTCCAGCTACTTCACTGTCTCTTACAGCATATGAAGTCCTCATTGTCCTAGTACC